TATAACTAATAAAGAATACGTTGATTCTGTAATTGATGATCAAGTATCTAATATTAGATATAATAAATTAAATAGAAACATGCAGGCTTTAAACGCAGGTGTTGGAGACAAAGCTTGTGAAGACGCAATCATTGAATTTAATTTAACAAATGTTCGTGTAACAGTTAATGGCGTCGATGTAAATGTTGGACCTGGTTTAGATTGTTATTTTTCGCCTGATGGAACTGAAATACGAGAATTAGGTAAAGAACAAAAAGGTGATTTTTTATACTGGAATTCTAGTAAATATATGCTAGATTCTACTGATGAAATTGATTTTATTTATCTTGTTGCATATGAATATTTAGTTGAAGGACCAAATGGAACTATTATAGTTGATCCAACATATAATAGTGTTGTAGTTGAATATACTGGAGATCCTGGTACCACATCAATTGTAACAATAGAAGATGAAGATTTTATTGTTGGAAATGTAAATGGTAAATTTGTTTGGGATATTGGTGGATTAAATGAATATGTTTTTACATTTGAAAATGAATCATGGTTACAAGATGTAAATGGAAATGATTATACTATTTGGTATGATGGACAAGGTAGTTTAATATTTAGTGTTGCTAAAGGTAATTATTATGTATCTAGATCATTTATTTTTACAATAGAAAATACTTCAGATAATAAACGTTGTATTATTCCAACATATGGAAATTATAATATTATAATTGATTGGGGTGATGGTATAATAGAACGTTTTTCATATAATACGTTTTTAAGAGAATATGTTCAACCATCACATGTGTATTCATTATCAGGACAGTATCAAATACGAATTGACGGATTTATAGAAATTTTTAATAATTCAACTTTTGACGTGTATTTTGATCTTAATATTATTTCAGTTGACCAATTTGGTGATATTGGGTTATCTTCAATAGATGGTATGTTTAGCGGGTTTATAAATTTAGAAACTGTTAATTTTTATAAATCTAATTTGTCAAAATATGTTAGTGCTTCAGATATGTTTAACGATTGTATGTCATTGATATCTATTGATACTAATTATTTTAAATATATTGAAGATGCTTCAAATATGTTCAGTAACTGTAATACATTAACATCAATAGATTTAGAAAAATTTACACATTTAACTGATGTTACTGGCATGTTGAATAATTGTTATAATTTAACGTACGTTGATACTACAAATTTTAATACTACTAATATAGAGCATTTTGATTATTTTATGAATAATTGTAAAAAATTAACTGGAAATATAGTTGATACTAAATTTTGGAATAGTAATATATCTACATCACATAATAATGCATTTAAAAATTGTTATTATTTACAAAATTATTTTTCTATACCAGTAGATTGGGGTGGACCAGATAGTATACTTGAATTAAAAATTCAAATTACATCAAACAACCAAGAATTTTTAATACCAACTACTATTAGCACATCTTATATTTTTACAGTTGATTGGGGTGATAATACACAGTATGATGTTAATATAAAATCACACACCTATTCAAATGTTGGAACTTATATAATTAAAATTGCAGGAGAATTATATGATTTTTCTTTTAATAATAATTCTTATTCTGATATGGTGTTGTCTATTAATATAGTAGGATCAGATTTTAATATTTATAATAATGTATCTAATTTTGCAAAAGGATGTTCTAATTGTACAAAAATGGATTTACGAAATTTAAATTTACATTATTATGATTTAAGTTCATTTGCTGAAAATTGTACATCATTAATAGAATTTTATCCACCAACAATAAACAGTAATGTAAAAAATATTTCTAGATTTATTTATAATTGTACATCTTTAATATCTATGTATGTTAACGATTGGAATACAAATTATGTTACAGACGCATCATACTTTGCGTATGGTTGTTCATTGTTAGAAACATTTGATGCATCAAATTGGTCAACATCACGTGTTGAAAATATTAATAGTTTTGTTGAAAATTGTACATCATTAACAACATTAAATGTTAAAAATTTTAATTTGAGTAGATGTACATATATAGAAAAATTTGTTAAAAATTGTACATCATTAATAAATATTGATACAACAAATTGGTATTTGAGTACATCTCATTTTGTGTATATGAAAGAATTTGCAATGAATTGTACATCTTTAACAAATTCAGATTTTATATCTAATTTAAATTTTTCTAATGTTAGAGATATATCTTATTTTTTATATAATTGTACATCATTAATATCACTTAATTTTAGTGATAGTATTTATTATACAACTAATATGACATATTTTATAGCTAATTGTACATCATTAACATCTATAAATATGCATTATACAGCTGTAACAAGTGGAAATGATACACTAGATATGTCTCATTTTGCTGAAAATTGTACTTCATTGACATCTATAGATATAGATTCTGAATATTATATATGTGAAAAATATATTATAACTGATTACATGTTTAATAATTGTACTTCATTAGTAACTGTAGATCTAAATTGTGATGAATGTCTAAAACATGGTGATCATTTTATAAGTGGAAAATATATGTTTAAAGATTGTACATCACTAACAAATGCAAATGTTTGTAAAATTATTAGTAAATGTAATGACTTAACTGGTATGTTTAGTGGATGTACGTCACTAACATATTTAGATTTTGATAATTTTTTAAATTATGTTTTAACTCATTATTATAATCGTAAAATTGATTATTTTGCGTTAAATTGTTCAAATTTACGTGGATGTGTAAATCCAATGTTATATTGGAAAAATAAAACAATTACGTCATCAACAGATGCATTTAAAAATTGTAATCTTATAGAAAATTATTGTGCAATTCCTGATGATTGGGGTGGTGATAGTAATATAAATTGTACTAATGATGGAACAAGTGGGTTAATATGTGGAACTTCTGGATGCGATATAAATTGTAATACACAGTTTAATACGATTGTGTGCGGAAGAAATAATAATGGACAACTAGGATTAGGATATATTCAAGATAATATATCATCAGTTTTACCAGTGTATTTACAAAATGTTGTTGATTATGAATTTGGATTTGAATATGGTATTGCTATTTTAGATGATGGTACGTTTAAATCATTTGGGCGTAATGAATATGGACAACTTGGAGTGGGTAATACAACAGATTATCAAGGTGCAATCCAAACTCCAATATTTCCTACTTCAAATATTAAAAAAATATCATGTGGATCGTCTCACACGTTTATATTATATACAGATGGTACAGTTAAATCGTTTGGACGTAATGATGTTGGACAACTTGGAATGGGTAACACAACAGATTATCAAGGTGCAATTCAAACTCCTTCTTTTACTAATGTAAAAGATGTTAGTGTTAGAGGTGGTTATACGTTTATATTATTTAATGATGGAACAGTTAAATCATTTGGCAGCAATCATTATGGACAACTTGGAATGGGTAACACAACAGATTATCAAGGTGCAATTCAAACTCCGTCTTTTACAAACGTTCAAAAGGTTATTACTGGGCCAAGTTATACATATATTATATTTAATGATGGTTCTATTAAATCATTTGGATATAACGTTGATGGACAGCTTGGTATGGGTAATGAAACTAATTATAATGGTGCTATTCAAACACCAACATTTCCAACTTCAAATATTAAAGATATTTATTGTGGAACTAAAAATGTATATGTTGTATATAATGATGGATCTGCAAAATCATTTGGATATAATGTTTATGGAGAAATGGGTATAATTGGTGATACATTTAATTATACTGGAACTATTAAATCTCCAAGTTTTAATAATATATCTGAAGTGTCAATTGGATATGAACATGTTTTTATAAAACTAAATGATAATACTGTTAAAGTGTGTGGTAGAAGTCTATATGGAGAAATGGCACTTACTATAACATTAAATGATAATCATGATGGAAATATATATGATTTACATTGGAATGACATTAAGAAAATATATGCATTTAATAACTCCACAGTTATATTATTAGATTATTATAAAAATATGTTTGATGATATTTAAGGAAAAAAATAATCAATATCCGTTATATCTCCTTTTAGGTATAACGGATATTCTGTGTCTATATCTAAATTTTTAATTACTTCTTTTAATGATTCATTTTGATTTATTAATTCATTATAAAGTTCTTTTATAAGAGTTTTTATTTTATTATTATCAACACTTTTATTTTGTAAATATTTAATTATATTTAGTATAAAAAGTTTTAAAGATGTTTCAGCCTCAACTACACCTTCAGCTGCTATAAACCACTTAAAATTCTTAAAATCTGATATAACATATGTTATTGACGCTTCATCAACATTTTTTAACATTTTTTTAGATAATGGTTCTAATGGAAATATTATTAATATAAATTCTTTAGTGTTAAAATATATTTTATGCATAATCTATTGGAAAAAAATATTCGTTTTGGTTTATTAACTTGTACTTATACCTAAAAAAATCTACATCAACTTCACTTATAATATTTTTAAATTGCATAAACGTTGTATTTTTATAAATTATGTTAATTATTTTTAATGCAGTTTTATATATGTTATTATATTTATTAGTATCATTAGTTTGTAATGCAAATTTTGAAAAATCATTTAAAAACATTACAAAATCAGTTTGTGTTGAATATGACATAACATCTATTATTCCATTGTTTTTGCTTGTTTCCCATTTAAAATCAACATATTGTACAATATCATATGTTGCGATTGAATTATAACGTAAATCTTTTAAACGCATTTGTTTATTATACGTAAGATTTTGTCTATCTTCAGGAAACACTATTAATATGTACTCATCTTTTGTTGTATAATGTTGTATCATTTTTCAGGAAAAAAATATTCAAAATCAGTTATTGAATTTTTTGTATATTTTAAAAAATCTTTATCAATATATTCAAATATATTATGTGATTGTATTATGTTATGATGCCGATGTAACATTTCGTATAATGTAAGTAAAAAATTATTAGAAATATAATTACACTTAATAAAATCATTATTTGTTTTAATTGTAATATATAAATCATTTAAAAATTCAATTACTCCAGTTTTAATATAATTATCAATAAGTGGTATAAATCTATGTTTTTTAATTTTATATGTAAATTCATCTTCATACTTTATTATTTTAAATACTGCATTAGCATTTCGTATTCTATGATATTCGTCAACTTTTATAAAATCTGTATTTATGCCACATGTGAATAAGTCGTCGTCTTCAGGAAAATAGACAATAACATTTTCACGAGCAATATTTGGTGTTTTAATCATTTGGAAAAAAATAATTAAATTCAGTAATTGAATTGTTTTTATACTTTACAAAATCTTGTTCCATTGAGTCAAATATAATATGATCTAATTTAATATTACAATGTTTAGATAATTTGTTATGTAATGTTGATAAAAAATTAAAATCAATTTCAGTTGTACTTAAATAATAATTATTAAAATCTATTAATTCTTTTAACATTGTTAAAAATTCATTAACTTTTAAGTGACTTAATTCAAAATGCCGTCTAATAAAGTATACATTTTTGTCAACTCTAAATGTGATAATATTATTTTTAATTTCATATATGGTGACAATAATGTTTGAACTTGATATACACTGTTGTTTTTTAACTGTTAAATCACTTATTTTGTCATCTGGAAACATAACTACAACATGCGAGTAGATTATATCTGGTGTTTTAATCATTTGGAAAAAAATAATTAAAGTTTAACTTTTCATTTGATTTTAATCTATCTAATGTTTCTAAGTCAACATAACTTAAAATTATACTATCATCATTTTCAATGTCTATATCATGATATTTAGTTATTTCATATATTAACTTTGTTATATTAATTGATTGCATTTTATCATATAAAAAATCTATATTATGTTCAATTAAATCTTTAAATAAATCATCTAAGAAAAATTCAATTGATTTTTTATTATTACCTAATATTTCATAATCAGCAGTTTTATAATGGTTTATGTGTTTAATTATTTTCCATTTAAAATTTGGATTCATTTCATTTATATGATATACAATAGTTGCATCTCTTAATAATTCAGTTTCATTGTTTGTATAATTTCCGTAAATGAACTCATTTGGAAAAAATATAACAATTAATTCGTTTGATATTGTTTTTAATTTAATCATGAGGAAAATAGTATTGAGTTTGATCTATTTCATTATTTACATATTTACAAAAATCTATATCTATTTTGTATAATATTTTTATAATATCTTTATTAGTAAATATCATATTAAATTTACGAGCATAATATAAAATTTCTTTTGATATATTTTTATCATTTATTTCAACTTTATCTAATACTACTGAATCTATTGCTAAATTTACAATTAAAGTTTGTAAATTTTTTTCTTCATTTATGAATAATTCAAATCCATTCTTTTTTAAATCCCATAAAAAATCATTATCTTCATGAACTCTATATACAATAGAAGAATTATTAATAGTTCTATCTATATACGCACTATCATATAGTAAAAAATCTATATCAAATAATACTAATATTGCACCGTTTTTTTTAATTTCATGAATCATAAAAAAAAGAATTAGGTTTAATTATATTATTATTAAATAACATTTTATAATAATTTATTTCAGAATTTTTAAATATTTCAGTTAAAAATTCTGGATATTGTTCTTTAATGTTATTATACAATATATTATAAAATTCAGGTATATTTATAATATCAAATCTATTAAAATTTTGTTCTTTATTTATTTCCTTATATTCAGCATTTAATTCACTTAAAACGTATAACAATTTATTTATACCATAGTAATTCACGTTTTTATTTGTAAATGCTTTATATGTAGATGTTTTTTCAACTGAAAAATGTAAGTAAAATCCATCTGGATCTACGTATGATATAATATCGATCCATGCTGCTGCGTAAAATAAGTGTGGATAACTTTCATATTGTTCGATAATATTAGTTGAACATGCTTCATCTGGAAATGATATTACAGTATATTTATTATTATCTAAACTTGTTTTATACATAATTTAGTTTATTGGAAAAAAATAATCTTGATCTGATATTAAACCTGCTTGATATTTAATGTGAATTAAATCTATTTTTATATTTGATAAAAATTCTTCGCCGACATTATTTTTAATTATATCATATACTTCAACAGCGGTTTTAAACATTTTTGTATACGATTTATCACGTTTTCTATCATATGTTGTAATATCAATTGCAATCATTAATAATAACGTATCGAAAAATAATAATTTTTTATTTTTTTTATTACGTTTTGTAGACGCTAAGTATTTAAGTGGATGCTTCATGATATTAAATTTAAAATTATTATGTTCATTAACATCATATACTATATCACTTTCATCTATTTCACGTAATATTTCATTCGGCATATGATTATGATAATCAAATTTGAATATTAGTAATACTTGTATGTTATTTTTTTTAATTTTTATCATAATAATTTATTCTGTCGGAAAAAAATAATTAAATCCGTTTATTTTATTTTGATTATATTTATAATAATCCATAAATTCTTTTATTATATTTTTATAATCTGTGTTTTTATTATAATATTTTGATGGTAAATGTAAATTTAATAATAATTTATTATAATCTATTTTTATATTATTATAATGAGTATTTAATATTTTTGAATTATCTTCAATTGATTTTAATAGATTTATTAGTGATTTATTTACTATATTACGATCATTATTGTTAAAACTATTTTTTTCTATTTTAAAATATATTTCATCATTTTTAATATACGTATTATATAATATTGAACAAGAATGTAATTCACGCGTTATTAATAATGAGTTATTAATAACATTTGATGGTCTTGTTCTTGTTATTACTTTAATTAAACCATTCTTATCTACTTTTATAAATTTAATCATATATACATATTTATATACAAATATAATAAAAATATTAATATATAATAAAAATATTTTTTAAAAATGCAAAATATATTACCATATAGTGAATATAATATTTTACTTGAAGAACAACGTATACTTGTTAATATTGATAATTACTTTGAATTATTAAATGAAGGATTTATTAGAAAAGCAATTGATAAAGCTAAAAAAGTTTTAGTTGATGTTTTAAATTATTTTACTAAGGCTAAAGAATTATCAAAGGATTTTTTAAATAAAGTTACTAAATTTATGCTTAGCATTTATGAAAAAATGAAACCTGCTAAAAAAGATAAAGTAACAAAAACATTTAATATGTTAACTAATCATATTGGTAAAACTATTTCAAATAATGTAGATGAAGAAACATCAAAGGAAGCAGTTGAAGAAGCATTAAATGCTGCAATAGAAATGGGAATGTTAAATAAAGATGATTTAATTAATAGTTTTAAAGAAAATAAAGATGATATTATTAAATTAATTAAGGAAACTGTATCTGATAAATTAGAAAAAGCAAAACAAGAAATATTATCTGATTTAGAAGATGTTGATGAACAAGTTAGTAAAAATTCAAATATTTTGAAAAAAATATCTTTATTTGCTGCTGGATCAACAACAATGTTAGTATTTGGACTTATAGATAATTTAGGATTATTTATGGGAATGGAAGGCGTTGAAAATTGGGTAATAGAACAAGGATTTGATTCACAAGTTGCTGCAGGATTAGGAAATACATTTAGTGATGCATTAGGAGCAATATTAGGTGGCGCAGTTATGGCATTAGTATTTAAATTAACTGGTGTTAAAGGTGAAGGAACAACTGCTGAACAAATTGTTGGAGTAACAATTGGTTGTTTATTACCAGTGTTTGGTAAAGTATTATTTATGATTCTTTAATTAAAGAATATAAGAATGCACTTATAAATTTTATAAGTGCATTTAAATTATATTAATTTTTTATTATTTTCTATATACAATAATTCTTTTATTTTTAGTGTCAATTTCAATTTTCATTTTATTTAAATAATATCCAGATTCATATCCATATAGTATTATTTTTGATTTTTTAATTGATTTTTTAAGACTATATTTTGTTGATTTTATAAAATATGTAAATTCGTGAGTTCCAAAGTCTTCAACTTCATCATCTAGATAATAATTTATAGGTTCATTGTTTTCAATAAATACTAATTTATTTGCATCTAAACAAACTTTCATTTTTACTTCAAAATGAGGAATGCTATCAAAATTGTTAATATTTACATTCCCCATTTTATTTAATTCTATTTCAAAATCATAATATAAATTATATTTATTTATCATTGTTAAATCTTGTACATAGTGCAAGATTTTATCAATATTATTTGAATGTATTTTATTTAAATTACTGATATAATCATCAATTGATTTAATATCAGAAAATAAATATTCTGATTGATATTCATTTATTTTTTTAAAATCTAAATTATTATTTAAGATAGATTCTTGGGATTTAAGCGTATTAATAAATAACACACTAATAACGATAATTGAAATTAATTTTTTCATGATACTTGTTTTTTATTTGTTTTACAAATACAAATATAATAAAAAAATTAATAATAAAAAAATTATTTTTGATTTTTTTTCCAAAATTTTAATTTAGCCAAATAAACATGTTTATTTTCTGATCGTATACCTGCGTTTAATGATTTAATAATTTTACCTGACTTACTTTTTATAGTTTCAAAATTATAATTATAATTATTTATATCATCTTTTAAAACATTTATAACATAATTTTTAAACTTTTTAAGTGCCATTGCAGCAGCAGCACTAATTTTAGAGCTATTTACTATTTTTTTAGATGTACTAAATCCATAAAATATTCCATTTTTAGGATCATCTACATATAATTTTATTAATTTTTGTATATGTATATTTCCATTTTTATTTGCTTTTATCCATAATACATCTGAAGAATTTACATCTTGTTTTTTGTAATATGCAAAATGTAAATTGCTAACTAATAATGATTGATCATATTTTAAGTGATTATATAATACTAATCCTAATAATTTTTCAGATACTTTAAGTATTGCGTTACTAAAATATTTTTCGTTTATTGATTTATTGTTTGACGGGTCTTTTTTAACATTAATTGATGCACTATAATAATTTTTATTATCAGTATAAAGATATTTTTTTCTGAATTCATTTGTCATTTTTGATATATAACGAATTGGTATATTATTTAAATAATCATTAGATATAGTTGATGTTTTATCAAATTGAATATCTTCATTTGTAATAAAACTAGTAAATGATTTAATTTTTTTCATTATTAATTAAATTGAATTTTATTATATATTTTATTATTATTATAAAAAAAGAGACGAACTAAATATTCGTCTCTTTTTAATTAAATTGAATTTTTATATTACTTTACTTCTTCAAAATCAACATCTTGTGGTTCATCACCAGCTGATTCATTTGTTGAATCTGTTGGAGGATTTTCAGGATTTGGTGGATTTTGTTGATATAGTTTAGTTGCAACTTCTGTCATTTTATCCTGAAGCGCCTTTTGTTGTTCTTCAAGTTTATCCATTTCTTGATTTTTAACAGATTCTTTTAATGGTTCAATTAATTCATTAAGAGCGTTTTTATCTGCTTCATCAAGTTTATCTTCATTTTCCTTAATAAACTTTTCAGTTTGGAATGCTAAACCATCAGCTGCATTTAATTTGTCAACTTTTTCTTTTTCACGCTTATCTTCTTCAGCGTGTTCTTCAGCTTCTTTACGCATTCTTTCAATTTCTTCTTCAGATAAATTAGAAGAACCTTCAATACGAATTTGTTGTTCCTTACCAGTTCCTTTATCTTTAGCTGATACGTTAAGAATACCATCAGCTGATACATCAAATGTTACTTCAATTTGCGGAACTCCTCTTGGTGCTGGTGGAATACCATCAAGGTGGAATCTTCCTAATGTTTTATTATCTCTTGCCATTGGACGTTCACCTTGAAGAACGTGAATTTCTACAGATGGTTGATTATCTGACGCTGTTGAGAATGTTTCAGATTTTTTAGTTGGAATAGTTGTATTTGCTTCAATTAATTTTGTAAATACACCACCCATTGTTTCAATTCCAAGTGAAATTGGAATTACATCAAGTAATAATACATCTTCAACATCACCAGTTAATACGCCACCTTGAATTGCTGCACCAATTGCAACACTTTCATCAGGATTAACTTTTTTATTTGGTTTTTTACCAAAGAATTTTTCAACTTGTTCCTGTACATAGGGAATTCTAGTTGATCCACCAACTAATATTACTTCGTCAATATCGGTCTTTTTAATTCCAGCTGATTTTAGTACAGTTTTACATGGTTCAATTGTTTTCTTAACAATATCATCAATTAATGATTCAAATTTAGCTCTTGTTAATGTTAAAGCTAAGTGCATTGGTACGTTATCAACTGTAGTAACATAAGGAAGATTGATATCTGTTTGTGTTGATGAACTTAATTCAATTTTAGCTTTTTCAGCTGCATCCTTAATTCTTTGATATGCCATTGGATCTTTTGAAAGATCAACACCATTATCTTTTTTAAATTCATCAACAATCCAATCCATTACAGCATGGTCAATATTGTCACCACCAAGTTGATTATCACCTGATGTTGCTAATACTTCAAATACACCATCACCCATATCAAGTAATGAAATATCGAATGTACCACCACCAAAGTCAAATACTGCAATTTTCATGTTTTTGTTTTCCTTATCAAGACCAAATGCAAGAGCTGCTGCAGTAGGTTCATTAATAATACGTTTAACATCTAAACCAGCAATTGTTCCTGCTTCTTTAGTTGCTTGACGTTCAGCATCATTAAAATATGCGGGTACTGTAATAACAGCTTCTTTAACATCATGACCAAGATATTCTTCTGCTGTTTTCTTCATTTTTTGAAGAATCATTGCAGATATTTCTTGTGGAGTATATTCTCTATCACCTACAACAACTACAGGTAATCCATTTTTTTCTTTAACTGTATAAGGTACATTTAACGTTTCAGGTGTAAGATCTTTATATTTCTTACCCATAAAACGTTTAATAGAATAAATAGTATTTTCAGCATTTACTATTTCTTGACGTTTTGCAGCGTCACCGATTTTTCTTTCTCCTGTTTTTTTATCAAATGATACAACAGAAGGTGTTGTACGTTTACCTTCACTATTAGGTATTACAACAGGTTTTCCATTTTCTATAATTGAAACGCACGAGTTTGTGGTTCCTAAGTCGATTCCAATAATTTTTCCCATATTTTTTAAATTTTTTATTTTTTCTATTAATATTATTACAATAATTATGCCAAAGTTTAAAAATATGACACATTGTCATTAAAATATTTTTTGTTTATGTTAATTAAAAAAGAATATATAATTAAAATAATATTTTTATATTAGTGAGTTTACAAACACAGTTTCCAAATCCAGGTGTTTATATAGTTGAAAATGATATATCTGTTTATTCTAGAGGTAGTTATCATGGTGTTGTTTATTTAGTTATTGGTAGTAGTAAATCTGGACCACATAATGCACCAGTATTTATTGAAACATTGTCTCAATTTAAACAAACTTTTGGCGATATTGATTATAGGTTAGAACGTAAATCATCATATTTTCATAGAACATGTGAAAAATTGTTAGAAACTGGACCTATTTATTGTTTAAGTTTATTACCAACTAATTCTGAAAATGATACATTAGAATGGAAAAGTTATTCATGCGCAACAAACATATTTAATGATAAAATTAGATCAACACCATATGAAGAAATGTTTGATAGATCTAGTTTTTGGATAAGATCAACTGAACAAATATTATACAATTCAAAAATATATGATGTTAATCCTGAAAAAACAATATTACATGTTGTAAATTATGGTAATAAATCATTAACACTATTTATTATCAAGGATAAAATTAATATGATGGATGTAACATTTGAAGAATGGTATGAAGGAGAAAATAATGTTCCCTCATATTTACATAAAAACGATTATATAAATGATTATATTATTAGATTTATAGCTGTTGGTGGTGATTTTACAAATTATTTAAATTTATCTGTTGATATAACATATCGTGATTATTTTAATAATACAGGTTTAATAAAAGAAAAAGTTGATGAATTTTTAAATGATAAAACTGTTAATGTAATTGCTGATTATACTGTTTCATTAATTCCATATTTTAAAAATAAAAATGGGGATGATATTTTTATAGAAACAATAGTAAACAAATATACAAGTAATACTGGATTATTTGTTGCATTTGACACAGAACGATTTGAAACAGAATATCCTAATGGTTTAGTTGATTTAAATGGTCAGCATTTAGTTGATAAAAACACATTTGTTTTAAATTATTTATCATATGAAGATGTTTTAACTGATACAATAATTTTACCCGAACAAAAATTAGATTTAATTGATAATAGTTGGGGTGATCCAAACTGGCCATATGGTCGTACTAATTTATTAACTGAAGGTTATGTTCATAATACATTTATGAAACCATTAATATTATCACAAACCACATCATATTTAGTTACACCGTTAAGTGTTTCAACAGATAGTTATGCAATATTAAATGGTAAAAAAATTGAATTTACAGAAACACCTGAATATTTACTTGAACTAAATAAATTATTAGTTGATGACAGTCATTTTGCATTAATTGTTGTTTTAACTGAAAACGGTATTGATTTTAGAACAGGATTAACAAATCCAAATAGTTCACCATTATATTTACCTCCAATAAACGCTGAGAAAGAAATTGTTTTAGCATATTATGAAATTTCATTAAAACCTTCTGGAGATATATTAACAACAATATTTCCAATAGCATTAACAACTGAAGATGATGAACGAAGTGATTCAATGTTACCAGGATGGGTACCTGCATTTATGGGTCCACAAGATAGTTGGTTATTAAATAAAATCGCATTAGAAGGAAATTCAGTTGTACCATATAAATTAAAATTAAGATTTAAAGGTGCAAATATAATAATGGATGGTGATTATGTTCAAAATAGAACATATTATATGTATAAGTATTTAATGCAAAATATAACGCCTGGAAAAAGTATTATTTTAGATTATCCATCATCTATTTCACCAATTGGTGGAACAAAACAAATAATTGAAAATGTCTCACAAACTTCAGAAAATAATGATATAATTGTTACTATTGAAGTAAAAAATAAAGATGCTAATATATGGGAATTAAGCACATTAACAATGGGATATGTTTCAATTTATTTTAGTGATTATGAATTAATATTACAAAATGAAACTATTGCAACAACAAATGCTTTACCATATGTTATGGAACATGGCGGAGTTTTTGGACAAGATTCTGATTTATATAAAAAATATTATAATGGTGAAATAAATACTGGAGACCGTATATTTAGAGAAATTGATAGCGTTAATGATGTTACATTTATAGCTGAAAATGGTAAATATAAAATTAAATTTACTAATAGTAATGTAAATTATTTTACTGATAAAATTTATATTGTAAAAACTAAGTATAATGATGGTATTTATACGGTGTTAACAAAGCAAGTTGAAGATGATTATATAGTTTTAGTTGTAATGGAACCAGTTGTACATGAGCATTTAGATGAAATAATTATATATGATGCAACTAAAGAATTTTATTTGGAGTTTAGTTTAGATGAAAAAACAGGTAATTTAGTTGTGCAATATAAATCCAGAGAATTAGATAAAGATTATTTATATAAACATTCTACATCTACAGTAAAAGAAAATTATCATAAGACACTTGAAATAGAAAAAATATTAAATGAACGAACTATATTATTAGAATATGAACGATATAATAATTTAATTGAAATTGGTGATTTAATTAGATTGTTTGTTAATGAACCTAAATATCCAGATGAATTAATTAGAAATTTAGGTAAAATTGTCGATGTTCATAAATTTGATACTGAAGGAAACTATTTATATGTTGAAGCAGATGGACCAATATATGTTAGTTCTCTTACTTTTGTGACACCTAATGAATCTACTAGTGGAAATGTTGTTATAACTGAACAAATTGCAGAATTATATTTACCGATTGATAAATGGGTGTTAACATATAAAGGTACATACTTTAAAGGATTTGAAATTAATAATGATAGTTTACCTGATGGAACAGATGAACGATTACAAACTATATTATCACTAATTGAACCTGGTACTGGAATATTTAAGGCACTATCAAATAAAAATAATATAATTTGGAGATATTTAGTTGATTCATATGGTATTGGATTTAATACGAATGTTAAAAAACCTTTAGCTCAACTATGTAAAGAGCATAATTCATTAGGTTTTATTAATTTACCATCTGTTAAACAATTTATTAAGTACAATTATACATCATTTAGTGTTAATGGTAATTTTGATATTAATTTATTTATAAGTGGCGGTGTAAAACAATCTAATGATTCAATTACATTTCAATTAATAGGTGATGATGCGAGTTCATATGTTGCATATTTTTTCCCCAATATTAAAGTTGAAGATTTAGAAACAAAACGAGTTATATCTATTCCACCTGCTGCTTGGGCTGCTACATCATTTGTTGAAAATAAATGGCAAAATATTAATAACGGATTATATCATTGGTTTGCAGTCGCTGGCGTTAAATATGGAACGGTTAATGATATTGCAGATTTAGAATATTCATTTAATGAATCTGATTTAAATAGGTTACATCAATTTCATTTAAATCCTATAACAACAAATCATAAAGGTAAATTTTGGATATATTCTAATAATACAGCGTATAAATATGATAATGCTCTTAAATATATTACAACTAGAGAATTATTAATTGATTTAGAATATGACTTATATCAAATGTTATTAAATTATCAGTGGCGTTTTAATAATAAAGAAACTAGACGTAAAATTGTAAATGCTGCAGATGAAATATGTAAAAAATATAAAATGAATTCAGGATTATATGATTATAAAAATATAATGGATGAAAGAAATAATACACCTGAAATAATTGATAGTGGTATGGGAATATTAGATACATATATTGAACCAATTAAAGCAATGGGAACCATTGTGTTAAGAATACAAATACTTAAGACTGGAAGTTTAAGAAGTAGTCAATTTTTACGTTAGGAAGCATCATTTTTTAATATATAATATAATTATAATACTTAATAACTATTATAATTTTTTAATTGCATTAACAAACTTAAGAGCTTAAAAGGCATAAAAACATATTAAATTGCATTATGATAATTTTAAACGTAAATCCTTCCACAAAAGAATTAATCCGTAAATCAGGTTATTTAGTAAAGGTCAAAGATAATTTAGGAAATTATTTTTGTACAAGTCTTAGTATTATTTTTTCAAATAATATTAAAAGTAAACTCTCTATAATTGATTATGATTTACCACAAGGAGCTGGTAAATATATTATTTCAGTTTCAATTTTAAACAAAAATAAAAAGTCTATTTATAGAAAATATAAAGTCATTTATATGAATAAAACATTAGACGATTTTTTATTACTATAATTTAAACTTTTCAACTACGAATGTTATAATATTTAACATAGATAAAAAATAATTAAAAGCATTTATGGCACAAAACGATTTATTTAATTTAGACACGGAATCGACACTTAGTTTTTTAGAACCTAAGAAGAGAAATGAAGACGGAATCTTTAGACCAGATCCTAAAGATGGAGATCCTGACAAAGGATATGTAGTGAAAATGAGATTTTTACCTAATTTTACGCGTGAAGAAACAGTTGGTGATTCTGCAATGGAAAAACTAACTCATTATATTAAAATAGAAGGTCATGACGAGTTAAATGGAGCACTTGATTGTAATAAAAATTTTGGAGAAACTTGTCCAATTTGTAATACATATTGGAAATTACATAATTCAAGAAGTGTTGCTGATCAAGCAAAAGCTAATTTAATTAATAGATCAATTAACTATTTTTCATATGTTCTTATTTTAGAAGATCCACAACATCCTGAAAATGAAGGAAAAATTATGATTTTTCAGTATGGAGTTAAAATCGCAAATAAGATTAAGGAAGAAAAAATGGGAATGTATGGAGAAAAATGTAATGTATTTGATTTAGCAGAAGGTAAAGATTTCTTATTAGTTGTTAAGAAAGTTGGAGACTGGAATAATTATGATAGCTCTAAATTCTTAGAAAAACGACCATTAACTATTCGTAGTAAAGATGGTAAAATGAAAACTATGCCAGTTGAAGAATCAAATGGTAAAATGGTTATTGCAACTAAAGCACGTGATAAAGTTAAAGAATTTTTACTTAAACGCGAAGTTGATCTTGAGAAATTTGCACCTAAGCGTTGGACTGAAGAAGATCATCTTAGAGCTAAAACTATTGTTAATTTGTTAACTGGTGTTAATTCTGAATTTGAAGTTGCAGCATCTAGTATTTCAAATACTGCTACATCAACTACTCCTGCATCATCACAAACTGTTGAAAAAACTGTTACTGATGAAGTTGTATCATCAACAGCAGAAGTATCAGATTCAGAAATAGATGATTTCTTTGAAGATTTATAATTAATTTTATAAATTTTATAAACAAAAGCCTCTTAATGAGGCTTTTGTTGTTGATAGAAGGATATATTTTTTATAAATAAATAAAATGTTAATTGAAAATGGCTGGAAAATATTATAAATATAAATTATTATCAGATGCGCCTGTAAAAACTGTTGCAGAAACTAGAAATGGGTTTGTTATATTTGAAGATGGAAGTAGAATAGAACAAAATAGATTATTAGATTTGTTTGAAGAAGTATCAAGTTCTAATGTTGCTGGTAATACATTTGCATCTGTTACGAATACTGCAGATATTGACGCACTGATTAAGGAACAATCTAGAAATAAAGATATAATAACACCTAAACAAGTTATAAATAATGATTTAACTGATGTTGATGTTGTTAATCCTGATACATTTTTTGATGATTCAAAAATAATTAGTAATATTAGTACGCAGGCAGAAAAATTAGCTCAATCATTGAATAATATTCCTGAAACTGTAGATAGCACAACTGGAGCAAGAGTTGTTGAACCACCTGCAGTTTTACCTGTTGATGATAATCCAGGTCCAGTTAAACAAGTTATTGTAAATAGGGATGATTATAAACAAACTGAACAACAAAATGAAGGTTTTCAACCATACACTAAAACTGGAGAACCTATAATTCCTGGCGCAGGAGCTCAATATACTCAACAACCATCTGGATCAATTGGAAGTACATTATTAAGTCAAATGAAACGTAATAAAAAAATTAAACTTAATTTAAAAGTTGATGAAATGATGCCAAATCCTTCATTTATAAAAATGATGGACGAAAATTTTAATGGTGGAATTCTTGATTATTTAGTAACTGATATGGTATCAAAACTTATTAATAATCCAAAAACACTTGAAGATCAAATTAGATCTGCATTAGAAGAAGTTGTGTATGGTAAAAAAAGAAGAACAACTAAAAAAACTACAACAGCTAAAAAATCTACAACAAAAAAACCAGCAACTAAAAAAACATTAAAAAAAGTTGAAAAAACAGATGATAAAAAAGTTGTAGAAGTTGAATCAGTTAAAAAAGAAAATAAAGAAGAGATTTCTAAAGATGATTAATATACCAGCAATATTTAAACAACGAATAAATACGTTGTTAAATGAATATAAATTAAAAGCATTAAAATTAGACGAAAAATATGAAAAATCAACTGAATTTTATAAAAATAAAATAGAATTACTCAAAAAGGACATTGAAGATATTTATAGTAATGATAATATTAGTACATTAGAAAAAGCGAATTTAATTTCAAATTTAGCTGAAACGCTTGAAAAATACGTTAAAAAATATGAAGAACCAATTCAAGAAGTAAATAAGTTGAAAGATGAATTTTTAGCTGAAGTTGATAAAATTGCTGATATGATACACCAATCAAAACCAGAATATAGTATTAACGATATTACTGATTCCATTAATGAATATATAATAATAAATATTAAAGACAATTAATGCGAACATCTAAATTTATAAATTTAAATCCTAATGCATTATTAGAATGGATATATG